TGCAACACTATCCAAGGGGTCTGTCTTTCGTTTCATTTGAGGCTCCTCCAAGAGCAATTATCTCAGAGTCACCCACAAAATTTTCCTCACCCTCGTTCAATGCTCTGAATTTCAGATCCAGAAAACGTCTCAATTGGAAGTGCTCGGCTGAAGTCTTTTATTCAGTAACTTTGCACTTGATTTGATAATTCACCAATCAGTAGCAGTCAATGTCAAATGATCTTTCGCCGAAATCGTTCGTAAAAAATAAGTTGTAGTGTTTGTTCAAACACCCCTGGCAAACGCTTGTCCTCAAGCTGTCCATTCTCGGGGGTGAGTCATACCCGGCCGATCGGAGTGCAGTTCAGCACGGTATCGCCGATCCATCTCTCCGGGGGGGGCTGCGAGTCTCCAGCATCGCCTGACATCCGTGTTAGATAGCGTGACGCATTCTGATTTCTCTTTTGCCTGATTGAGCCAGTACCTGATTGTTGATTTGCCAATCGAGTACTGCTCGGCGGCTTCAGAGATTCGGAGCTCGTTGCTCAGAATGCGGGCCGCGGTATTATCTATGAACGCATGCGACTATCGCATGTTTTACCACTCTATGTAAGGCCGGAAGAGTAGCGAAAGATATTTGACACTCAACGTAGAGGATACGTTGGATCATCCCTTAAGCAATGTACAAAAAAATCCCAGCCGGTATCGGCTGGGATTCTGGATCTTGGTGGGCTGGCGGAGTCTGAATAATTCCCGTAACTATTTGTTATAAAGTAATTTTAACCAATTCAACTTTCATTTGTATACCTAAGCGTATACCAATGGTGATTTGTTGCAGCGCTTCCTGTGGTTAAGTGAACCTGTTTTTGAATAGATCACATCAAGAAAAAAACTTTTTTTTAGAAAAACTGTTCACACTGTTCACTAATGGTTTTTGTTTATAATATTCATTAAGTTATGCGGTGAATGGTTGGTGAACAGTGAACACTTTACTGTTCACTTTTGCCATTTTGCAGGTAAAAAAAGACCGGCGATTGCCGGTCAGGGTAGGTTATTTCGCTATGGGTTCATCACATTTCGGCAGCCAGTCGGCGTTGCTTTCCTCTCTTAGCGCGAGATTGGTTTGTATGCCCTGATTTTTTCGGCGCTTCTCATAACTCAGCCCGTACTCTTTCAACATGGCTGGCAATCCCTTACCGAACATGGTGAGGCTGAGTGTGTTCCTGTAGCCGTGGGCTTCCATATACGCCAGATAGGCATGATACAGATACAGGCGCGGCTGACGCGGAATGATGTTGGCATTGCCAATATACATCCCCTCAGGCTCCGGCAGGGCTTCCAGATAGCCGCAAAAATCAAATGTCGGGTCGGCATCGCGCTTGATGCTGAGAGCCTCGTCGGAGTTCTGCTGTGACTGGAGCAGTGCGCGCGCGGTGATCGGGTCGCTGAACTTCTGCATTAACTGGCGTACAATCACGGCCAGCTCACGGGCGATTTTGTTTTTAAGCTGCGGGTCGCGTTCCTCCGGGGCAATCTGTTCCGGGAAATGCAGGATCACCCGGCGTCGGGAAACTCCGCCGCTGCGGTCGGTAAAGCGCATCGGGTTATTGTTCACGGCCAGAATCACCGCCGGAATATGGGTGGAGTACGCATCCTTGTATTTCGGGTCAACGGAGACCGCATCCCCGCCGGTGATGGCCTTGAGTCCTGCCCCGTCACCACTCCACTTTTCCTGGTCTGGCAGACGGATAAGCGAGAAGCCAATCAGCGCAGCGCGTTCGCGGGGTGACTCCAGCGTTTCAATGGTGGCCGATGTGGCGTTATCTTCCCCGGCAAGCATGGTCGCAATTTCAGCCAGAATACTTTTCCCGCTGCCACCCGGCCCGGTCACTTCGAGAAAGAGCTGCCAGTCGTAGCGGTTCGCCAGTACCATAAACAGCGCGGCAAGTATCATGTCGCGTTTTTGTGGATTTTTACCGGCCGCACGGTCGAGCCAGCGCCAGAAGTTCGGCGCGTGAGTCTCCAGCATTTCGCCTTCCACCGGCGGGGTAAAATCCACGTCGCACAGCGTGCGCAGCCAGTGCGATTTATGATGCGGGCTGAAAGTACCGGTGGCGGTATCGAGTACGCCGTTGCGAAAACCAATCAGACGGCGCGCCGGGGCGTCCTGCTGCGGAATAATCAGTTTCAGGGTCTCCACAACTGAGGCGATTTTCCCCGACGAGAACGGCGCGCGCAGACGCTGGAACAACCCGGCCACATCGCGGGCAAAATCTGACGGCGGAATGATTTTCCATATCCCGGCCTCATAGCGGGACAGGAGCTGGCCGTTCGCATCCACGGCCAGCGCTTCGCCGTAGTGTTCATGCACCCGCATTGCCTTTTCACTGGTGCTCATGGCGGTAAATTCCGCCTCGCTCATGGTAGTGAAAGGACTGTCAGCCGGTGGCCGGATGGCGTCATAAATCGCTTTCCGCGTCGCCTCTTCGCCTTTCTGAACGAACGCATCATTCCAGTCACCGAACACCGGCGGCAGGGCAACAACGCCCTCACAGGCATCTGCGGCCACAACGGCTTTGCTCTGGCCGTCGCCGTTAAGGTCACGATCGGCAGCGAGCACAATCTTACAGGCCGGATATTTCTGACGGGCAAGGCTCGCCAGAGAAAGGAGGTTCACGGAGGACAGCGCCACCATGACGGTTTCGCCGGTCAGGTGATGCACGGTGAGCGCGGTCGCATAACCCTCCGCTATCCACAGGCGTTTTCCGGCCTGTTTTTTCCCTTCGATGGTATGGCTCGCTCCTTTTACCGCCCCGCCTTTCAGGGTGCGTTTGAGACCGTCAGAATTAATAAGCTGAACGTTAACCAGTGCCCCGGCATCGTCATACAGCGGGACAACCATATCACCGGCGCGGAACGTCACGCCGCCGGTTTTGTGTGTGGCCGTCAGCATGACACACTCATGACCGGGGAATCCCTTGCGGGTGAGGTAGGCGTTGCCGCTGGCCGTGCGGGTTTTCTCCATGAGCTTAACAGCCAACCCGGCCGCCGCTTTGCGGTCAGCATCGGTTTCAGCTTCTGCGGCCGCAATCACTTCCGGGGCGACCGGCGACAGATTTCCGGTGACGGCATTCACCTTTTGGGCGGCCTCGGAGGCAGATACATCGAATACCTTCTCAATCAGTTTCAGTCCGTCACCCGCGCCGCACTGGTTACAGAACCACGTCCCGCGACCCTCTTTGTCATCGAAGCGGAAGCGGTCAGAGCCGCCGCACACCGGGCAGGACTGATGGCGGTTTTTAATCACCTTCACACCCAGCGCCGGGAGGATACGCGGCCAGTGGCCGCACGCATGTTTTACGGTTTCCGTTACGTTCATTTTCATGGTTATTTTCTCCCTCAGTGCAATACAGGCGATGTGATATGACGGGCGCAAAGTTCATCCATCACCGCGAGCCCGAGAAAGGACAGTGAGGGCGCGGCCTTGAGTGGTCCGGCTTCCATTAAATCTTCCAGCAGTGCGCAGGCAATCTGACGGCCTTTTTCCTCACCGTGCTGACGCAGATAGAAACCCTCCAGCTCGGCGGCAATGGCGCTTTCCAGTGCATCGAGGGTGAGGTAGGGATAGCGGTGCTGACGCTCGCATACCGTCAGCCATGCACAGGCCACGGCGCGACGATACAGCGCGGCGCGTAATACGGGGGGTAATGGCTTTTTCATACATTCCCTTCCCCGGTCAGCCACTGCTGATTGCAGCGTTCGACCACACCGTCGAGCTGGGCGGTCATGAGGTAAATCACGGAGGTGAGCTGTGACTGCTGCACCGGGTCACGCCTGACGGTCGCACAGTCCTGCACCTGCATCAGCTCATTGACGAGCTGGCCGATGTTGCGCATGTGCTCAAGGCATTCGAGGTCACGGGCGGTAATGGTGGTGTGTTTCATGCGCGCACCTCCGCAACCGGCAGGCGGCCAGCGAACGAGAGGACGTAATCGCGAACGAGGGAAAGCCGTGCGGCGTGTTCATCACCGGCAACAGTGCGGAGCATACAGATACGGGGTTTACGGTCTGCACGACGAACGGCGGCAAACACAAAGACAAACTGCGGGTGTGACGGAGTGAGGGTCGTAGCCATAGGGGCAACCTCCTTGAAGTAGCGGTTATTGCCACCACCGGAGTTCCTACGCTCATGGGTGGTGACCCGAACGGGGGTAGGAATACCGGCCTTCAAGGAAACCGGCCAGCCCGAAGGCTGCCCCGCCCGGACCACCATTATCTGACAGGGGCTAAGGTATAAGCACCACAGCCCGAAAAATGGGTGTGCCTGAGCAACGACATAAAAAAAGACGCATGGCGCGTCTGGTGTCGCCTTGAAGTAACTCGGGTTCCTACGCCCGGCTGCCGATTTTGCGACAGCGGGGAAACTATACCTGGAAACGGCGAAAAGAAGCAAGCCAGAAAAAGGGACGGTTTGCTGAACGGTCATCATCATGCGTCATAGCCCCGGTTGCGTTCGGCAATACGATCTGCCATCCATGCGGTGATTTCAGACTGCGCCCACGCCACGTTTTTACCGCCCAGGCTGATTTGTTTCGGGAAAGCCTCGCGGCTGATGAGGTCGTAAATGGTCGACCGGGACAGGCCGCACAGATGCATCACTTCGGGCAGACGGATAAAGCGCTCATGAACGGTATCAGAGACCGGCATCAGCGGCGCGGCAGGGGCAGAAGACGGGGAAGAAAAAGCGGTGTGCATCGGGCTACCTCACAAAGTCCATACAGTGCCGGTCGTGTCCGTCCGGCTTCGGGTAGCTCTCTATTTTGTGAATATTTTCCCTCAGGGCAACAAGTCTTTTTATAGCTCCTCGTCACACAACAGAGCGATTTTTGAACAATGGCAAACGCTGGCAAACAGATGCAAATCAATGCATTACATTGCAGTAACTTTAAGTACTTTCACTTATATATTTCCTCATAATTAATCGGAAAAAAGACTAAATCCGACACCCCAGGCAAAAAGCAAAAGGTGAACAGTAGTGAACAGTCGGTGAACAGTTACACCCTCAACTGTTCACCCTTTATCTTACTGTATTACTTATCTTTTTCTTTTCAGTGAACAGTAGTGAATAGTTATAAGTAAAAAAACAAACAGTGAGTAAGATTTTCCTGAGACCTTTCTCTGGCCAGCCGGGTTTTAAGGTCTGTTTGTGCCATTTTTGCCACAACGGCAATGAATCGTGTTGTTGTGTCTGGCGCGGCAGAATCTCCTCAGGTTGAAACGAAGAGGAGACCCGACATGACTCAGACCGCTGTTATTCCCGACTACCTTAAACCTGCAATGGAACGCCTTGAGACTGCCCGCTCGGCGCATCTCGTCAATGCCAGCCGTATGGATGAAACCACGACGGCCATCAGCCAGGTGCAAACGCAAAAAAAGGAACTGGAGCAGGAAAACGGCAATGATTCCGGCGCATGGCGCGCCGCCTTTCGTGCCGGTGGTGCTGTCATTACCGACGAGCTGAAACAACGCCATCTGGCGCGCGTGGCACGGCGGGAACTGGCGCAGGAATGTGACAGCATGAACGAGGTACTGTCTTTTGAGCTGGACAGGCTCAAAGGAGCCTGTGACCGCACGGCCAGAGCATACCGTCAGGCACATCACGGCGTCCTCAGTCAGTATGCAGAGCATGAACTTGATGCTGCCCTGCGTGAAAGCTGCAGTGCCCTCATCAGAGCAATGAAACTCAACATACTGGTTCTGAATAATCCGCTTGCTAATACGACCGGGCATCAGGGATATATCGAACCGGAAAAAGTTGTAATGCAGCAGGTGAAAGCGTGGCTTGAACAGGCCGTAAAGGGCTGCAATATCCGTCTGACCGATGAACCGGTGCTGTTTAAAACAGGGCTGTCGGCTTCCACACTGCCGCATATGGAACATGACGTTGCGACCACGCCCGGTCAGCGAAAAGTCTGGCAGGAAAAAATGCGGGAACGTGAAGCTGACCTGAAAGCACGGGGGTTATTGTCATGATGCGCTGCCCTTTCTGCCGCACGGCGGCACACGTTAGCACCAGCCGCTATATGTCTGACAGCGTCAAAGAGAGTTACCTGCAGTGCCAGAATGTGCACTGCTCGGCGACATTCAAAACGCATGAGTCCATCTTTGAAGTGATACGTTCGCCGGTCGTCGATGAGAAACCCGCGCCGGTGCCGACAGCCCCCGTGGCACCCCGTCGGGTAAAAGGCTGCTACAGCTCGCCGTTCCGCCATTAATCAGGAGAGACAACCCGTGACCACTCTGACCTTACAGCAGGCCTATGACGCCTGTCAGACGAACAAAACCGCGTGGCTGAACCGTAAAACCGAACTGGCCGCCGCAATGCAGGAATATCAGGAATTATTGCTGGATGACAATGTATCAGGCTCCCGCAGATTACAGATGCTGCGTGACCTGATTGACGTAAAAAAATGGGAAGTTAATCAGGCCGCCGGTCGCTACATCTTCTCGCATGAGGAGGTGCAGCGCATCAGCATCCGTAACCGGCTGCATGATTTTATGCAGCAGAACGGCGCAGAGCTGGCCGCCGCACTGGCACCGGAGCTGATGGGGATTAAAAACCAGCCCGCGATGATAAAAAATCGCGCGCTTGACCGTTCAGTCTCTTACCTGAGAGAAGCTCTTTCCGTCTGGCTGACCGCTGGAAATGACATTAATTATTCTGCACTGGATAACGACATCTTAACGGCCATCGGATACAGGCCTGACGCGCCTTCGCGGGATGATAATCGTGAAAAATTCACCCCTGCACAGAACATGATTTACACGCGTCGACGCGCCGGACTGGCCGCGCAGTAGTCTGTCAAAAAATCCCTGTAAATCCCGTCATTTTTCCCGAATTTAGCCATGCATCCCTAAGGTGCATGGTTTTGCATGCGTTTTCCCGACCCTGCACTCCCTGCCAGCGCCAGTTGCGGCGCGGCCTGAGGCCACCTTTGCACCTGCATTAAAAGCGGTCCCTTAAGCGGGCAGGCGTGGCGGGGAGAGCATTGCGCGCCAATGATGTGAAACGATTATAATTTTTTGGTTATATCAATTGATAAAGCAAGCACATCAATTTTTTCTCCTTAAGCCTACATGGCTACACAGCGTGTTCATGAGAAAGATAGAGGCCATGGGTGGCTCTATGTTGAATGAGATCATGTTAACGAGAATGATCAATACTTGTTCATTTACTCTTCTTAAGTTGCTATCCTAATAGTATGAATTTGTTGTAACTTTAAATCTGTCAAGCTTGAAATGGAGTTCCAAATGATAGCATCATTACTTGCTAACGAATACGTAAGTGCCTTTGGATATATTGTTGGGGTGATCTCTGGATGTATAGCAATATATCAGACTACACAAGTAACCAAGAAGAATAATGAGATAAAACAACTTAATGTCACAATAAAAGATCTAAATTCCCAGATTATAAATATTACAACTAATAGAAACAATATTAATCAAGGGGAACGTTCTCAGTATTTTCAAGATAATAATGGTCCTGTGAATATTGATAATCGGGGGTAGTTATGACTTCTGGCGTTAATTTTAAGGATAATACTGGACCTGTACATATAATTAACCAGCCGCGAGTGTTAAGAGCCAGTGTTATTGGTAAGCTGATTGAGATTATTTCCAATCCAGTTGGTGGCGAGCAAAGTTTAAACAGAAAAGCATCAAATATTGATGTTAAAATCTCATTCAATGATCTTAAAAGAAACAGATGGGTAGCCGAACTTTATAAAGAAGATGCTCTGTTAGTTGATGAATCTATAAAAACACTTGATACTATAATTTTAAATGGTAGTGTCAAATTAAAAAGACAGTTTAGAGGCTATTATAATACTGCATTGGGGTTATATGGTCTTTATAAGAAGCCATTTAACATTGAAGTCATCAGGAAAAACTCAGATAATATTATCGATAATGTTATTAGATCTGCTCAAGAAACGGTTAGTTCGTGCTCTAATTTAGACGCAGAGTTTTTACAAGAAGACATTGATTATGGCATTCGTATGATTGTGAGCTATTCAATTATCGAATGCATAGTGCTGGAGAATCCAAATGATTACAATTGATACGGATCCAAAAGCAAATCCTGTATATATTGGAAGTGTGGTGCTTAGGATCTTTCAAAGTAATGATTCGATGATAATTGAAATATCTCGACTGTATGATTTAGTAAATTCTGTCTTCGAATTATCGTTTGATCTTTTTCTTTACTCATTAGATTGGCTTTTCATAATCGGCGCAATTGAGTTAGATGGAAATGGTGGAATAGCATATGCGGCTCAATAAACTTATTATTTTAAAAAATAACACTCTTGTTAGGGAAGTGACTTTTAAAGACGGTCTGAACCTAATTATAAATAAAAGAACCTCAGGTAAGGATAGTGGCAATAGTGTAGGTAAATCCACATTATCACGTGTTTTGGATTATTTATTTATGTCATCAGGTCATGATATTTATCATGATGCGGAATTTGGAAAAGATATACCTGAAATTGTATCATTAATAAATGATAATGTTTTAAAGTTCACATTAGATTTTAATACAGTAGAAAATAAAAAAGCAGTTGTTTCCCGTATAATATCTACCGATGATAAAAATTCAAAATATTTTTTAAATGATGTTGAAATAGATAAAAAACAATATTCTGAGTTTATAGCTCAAGCAGTGTTTGGATTGACTACAGATAAGCCATCGTTGAGAAATGTTTCGCATAAGTTTATCAGAAATACGAATGATAAAATGCAGAAAACGCTTAATTTCTTACATGGGAATACAACTCCTGATGTCTACGATTTATTATACTTATTTTTGTTTGGATTCAATGGCCTACCTCTTATAAAGAAAAAAGGGGAATTTAATAAAGAGATAAAAAAACAAAAGGCATATCTTGCCGCATATAGGAATCCAAATAGAGAGACAGTTTTAGCAAAAATGATTAAGCCTCTGAAGAAAGAAATTGCGGAGGCGGAAAGAAATATTAAGAACTTCGATTTTAAAGATAGTCATGATGAAAGCTTAAAAAAACTTTCAGAAATACAGAAGATGATTAGTGATTACTCTTTGAGTTATGCCTCTTTAAATATGCGAGTAAGAAATATTGAAGAGTCGATCTTGTCCTTGAAGAACAATATCACGCAACTTGTAGAAAATGATTTAATGGAAATCTATAGTTCGGCAGGGGTTTATTTTAATGGGGAGCTTAAAAGATCTTACGAAGAAATGGTATTGTTCCATAATGATGTTATTAAGAATAAAATTAATTTCTTAGAATCTGAATTATTAAAGAAAAAAGAAGAGATAGAAAGTATAAATGAAAAAATTAATGGTTTTCATGAGCAAGAGTCATCTTTATTTAGAACAATCAAAGAGCCTGAAACATTAAAGTCTATAAATCAATTATTCAATAAGCTAACTGAGTTACGCGAAAATCTTGCTAGCATAGAGTCTAATCTTACGCGTATTAATGATACAAATGCCTTAATAAAATCTCTTGAAGATAGTCGAGAGAAATTACTTTTAGAAATAGAGTTGGCCGTTCAAGGTTTGGAAAAGAACATTGAGGTTTTCAATGAGTTCTTTGGTGATCTTACAAAGGAAATTTATGGTGAAAGATATATTTTTGATCTTTCCTTTGATGTTGATAAAGGCAGGTGCAATTTTGATATATCATGCGTTACGCCAAACAGCAATGGTGGTAAGAAGAAAGGTGAAATAACTGCATTTGATTTGGCTTATATTAAGTTTGTTGATAAGGTTAAATTAAAGAGAGCAACTTTTGTTATTCATGATAGTATTGAAGATATCGATGTAAATCAAATTAGAGATATATTCTTTGAAGCAAATAATATAAATGGTCAATATATTGTATCAATATTGAGTGATAAGTTCTCAGAAGATACTGACTTGAAAATGATGATGAATAACTCGATCCTTGAGTTATCTTCGACAAATAAGTTCTTTAAAGTATAGTTATTAAAGGTTTGTTTGATAAACAAACCTTCCCCACCATGCCATAAGTTCTATTCTTTTATTCAGGTACGTTGAGCGGTTATAAGCTCTTCGTACTTCATTTTTATCACTATGTGCTAGGGCTGCTTCGATAACATCAGCATTAAAGCCTGATTCATTTAAATCTAAATTGGGCTGGAAAAATACGTAGTCGATAGTTTCGGTTATTTTTCAGCCCAATCTGGGATCATCGTATACAA